AGTCATTAGGATATCGATTTGCAAATAATCTAACATCTCTTTTTAATTCAGAAGAAGTTAAATTATCAACTCTTAATCCTATTACAACTCTAGCAACAGTTTCTAACATTTCAATATCAAGCTCTTTAGCTGCTATTTGAGCATCTAATGATAAATCTAATTGACTCACATCAGTACTTGCATCCTTTTCTTTATCAACTTCAACAAACATATTGCCTAAACCTGGGTGATGTGCTAAAAACTTTTGTAATATTTGATTTTCTTTTGGAACAAACAACAACCCATCTTCAAACACAATTGGTTCTAAAATTACATTTTTATCTTGTTCATCTTCAAATATGCTTTTTTGATTTTTAGAATATCTTAAAGTTCTATTTAGCCCAGTTTCTTCATCAAACCATAAAAGAGATTTTCTTTTAGTGTGTCTTGATGGAATAGAATAACTTAATGGAGCTTTGTTTCTAGTTAGCTTATAAGTTTTATTTGTAAAAATATTTTTTTTCTTTGACGCAAATGTAGTTTTTTTTGCAGTCGTTTTTTTTGTAGTTGCCATTTGATTTAAATTTAATTTGATTTATAATTAAAAGGCTCAACATTAAGCTGAGCCTTTTAGTATTAATTACTTCTAGTTATTAAAAATAAAGAAGTTGTTAGCACCTAAAGTACATAGAGCTCTTTCTGATAAGAAGTTTACTTCCATCGCATCTAAATCCGATGTAGCAGCTCCTCCAGCTGAACCTGTAATCCAAGTTTTGTAACGTCTATCTTCAGTTTCTGAAGCTCTGTATCGAACATGTAAGAATGGTCTCTTAGCGTTCTTTCCTAATACTTGGTCATATACAGTAGTAGAACCTGCAGGAACTAAAATTCCGTTGATTGCACCACCTACAATATCACCACGCATTGTTGGGTCGTTTAGGTATTTCCAATCAGTTTTGTAAAAGTCGTAACCTCTACGGAAACCTGAAAACCCTAAATTAAGAGCCATTTCTTCATCATTGTCAAAAAGACCATAAGAAGTTCCACCTGCTCCGTAAGAATTTTGAGCAGCTAACATGTCATCGATATCAAATCCAAAGTCTCTGTTTAAGAAAATAACATTTTCCTCAATAGAACCTTGCTTAACTCATCTTGAAATGATTGCATCAAAATCTGCTAAAGCATTTGGATTTCCACCTGCCCATACATTTCCTCTTTCTTCAACAACATAGAAAAGTCCTTCTGAACCTTTGTTACCTACACCTGAAGCTACACCTTCTACAATTGCAGCTGCTCCACCACCTGCTTCCGCTGGTACTGCTTCAACCATCGCTGTTTCAAGATAGTCTTCAAAACGTAAACGAGTTTCGTGTTCAGACTTCATATACCATAAGAATCCGGTTGCACCGTTTTCTGTAGTTACTTCAATCCATCCAATTTGCGCCATGTCCGAACCTGATACTGCGTAACGGTCTTTAATGATAATTGGAGAGTTTTCAAAGATTGAATCATCAGCCTCTAATTGACCTTGCATTCCGATAGAACCTTTTTGAAATTCTGAACCATAAATGAATAATGAACACACAACTGCTGCTGCCATTGTTTGTCCTCCTGCTTCGTAATAAGCAACATCAATTGTACCTGCTGCAGTATCTACTGCTGTTACAATTGCTTTGTTACTATTTGTAGAGGCTGCTGTACTGTCAGATAACATAATTGTTTGACCTACTCTAATTGCAATAGTTCCAGTACCTGGTACTAGTACATCTGCAATTGTTAAAGTAGCTGTATCTTGACCAGCTGCTGCTGCTGAAGTTACATTAGTGTACTTAGTGTGTAATCTTCCTTGCTCTGCCCATTTGATAAGGTCTGAGTTAGAAGGCATTTCAGCGCCTACCATTCTTAAGAATGATGCTACTGATCTGTTACCATATCTTTCAAATTCTTTTTCATAAGTATCTGGTAGATACTGATTTAAGAAATCAAAATTTGTAATATAGTTTGTTTGTAATAAGACTTGCTCCGAACTTGGTTGCAAATCAAATCCTGGGGTTGCTTGAACTGATCCTGCCATGATTTTATTTTTTTTAAATTATTTATTTATTTTTATTGCTTCTTATTCTTAAGCCTCTACCATTATCATTGCTAACTGCTCTAGCTTTAAATCCTGTATCACCAATTTTTTGTGGCGTACTTCTGACATTCATGTTGATGTTTTTACTTTTTTTAGTAATATCACCTACACCGTCTGCCTTGCCTTGCTCGTAAAAATACTTAGCAAAACGTTCAGGATCCATAGCAGCACTTAATGCCCTATGCCAGCCTTCTGCATCTGAAATCAAACCGTCTTCACCTATATACTTTCCTATGAAATTATTTAAGTTTATTTGTTTAGATTTCATTTCCTGAGCATCTCCATAAGAATATCCTATTTTTTTATCTCCAATTTCGAACTCAAAACCTTTGAATTCAGGATTAAAAACTTCGTTTGTTCTTTTTTCAAAATACTCATTCTTTTCTCTATTAGCTTCTTCAATAGTTTTAGACTCTTGAATATAACTTTTATAAGCATCAAGTTCTTTTTGCATTTCATCAGAAATAGGCTTCCCACTTGACTCAAGAGGAATACTATATTTTTCTTTAAAATCATTAAGATACTTTTTTGCTTTAGAAAGTTCTCTTTTTTTAGCTATATTTTTCTTTTTAATTTCAGATTCATCATCTATATCTTCATCATATGAAAATTTAGAATCCATTAGATAATGAATATCTTCACTATCTAAATCTTCTTCTGTTAAAGAATAATATTCAGCTAACACTTGATCGTCTTCTAGTTCATTGTAATTTCTATTTGCTTTTACAAAATCACTAAACCCTCGACCAGTTTCTTTTTTAAACTCTAAATACTTAGAAACATCTTCTGGTAATTCTTGATTTACTTCTCTTTGAGTAAATAAATCATCTATTGAAGATATTTCCTTGTCTTTATATCTGTTTTTAATATATGAAAGAACGTCTTCATCTTTTATTTCAAAACTTTCTTCTGTTTTTAAAGGCTCCTTTGTTTTTAAAGGCTCCTCTGGTTCACCTGTTTTCAAAGGCTCCTTTGTTTTTAAAGGCTCCTTATTTAAAGACTGTTCATGTTTTTCTAAAAGATTATTTTCTACCTCTTGAACAGATTTTTGTTCAATTGGATTTACTTCTTTTACTGTGAATTTCATTTGATTTGATTTTTACAAAGTTATACAATTTAATTGAATTTTATTTTAATCTATCATCTTGGCTCAAATTCTGCCAAATCAAAGCCATCTAAACTATCTTCTGATGACTCAAAACTAATTGGAGGTAAATTGTTTTTACGCTGTTCTATTAATTTTGATTGCTCTGTATTAGATTGAGATATTCTTTTAGACTTTGCGTCTTCTCTTTGAGTTTCTCTGCTTTTTAATCCATCAAGCTCAACTCCTTTTAATTGCATGTTAAGCTTAAACTCTAACTGCATTAACTCAGCTTTTATAGCTGCTTCTCCTTGCATTTTTTGTACTGCAAATTTAGACTTAGCCTCTTCTATTTTCATTTCAGCTTGAGTTTCCATTTCAAGTTTTTGCATTGCTGTTTGAGCTGCCATTTGTTGAGACTGCATATTTATTTGACCTTGTTGCTGAGCTGCTGCTGCCTTTTGTTGTTGTTCAGCATCTTGTTTAGCTTTTCTTTTAAGTTTTAAAACCTGATTAGCTAACTTTATATTTCTAATCTCTCTAATATCAATAGCGTCTTCTAAATTTATTGAATCACGCTGTAAAGCCATTTGAATGTTAGCTTCTAACATTCTTTTTTGTTCTTCATCTGGTTGTATTTCAATAAATATTCCAAAATCACTTAAATATAATTCTCTTATTTCATCAAGTATTCCAACGTTAAACTTTCCAATTTGATTAACAAACTCTTCTCTGAAATCAGAGTATTCAAGCATATCTGCAATTCTGCTAGATAAAGCAGTACAAAGTCTTTGGCTTATTTGTAGCCCTGCATCTAATATGTGTCTAGTTGCGGTATTGCTACTTAATGCAGCTAATTTTTGCAACCCTACCAAAGAATATGAATCTGGCGTAGAACCATCTCTAGCTTCGTTTAAACCTGTAACATCTCTTAACATTTGTAAATAATGATTATAAGAGCCTATTAAACTTTGAATTTTCGCTTGACCTGAATTGCTGTTTAATTGTTGAATAGGAACCTTTGCTTGATTAAAATCACCGTCTTGGGTATAACTTCTACCAATAACAGAACCTGTTTGGAAAAACATTCTTAAAGCATCTTCAGGATTATATGCTTGCCCTGTTCCTAAATCAACTTCATTTAATCCATCTGCATCTATAAATACTCCATCAGGGACTACTCTAGATATTACTTGTTGTAATTTTAAATGAGTGATTTGAATTAAATCAGCGAATGTAATCATTCTTCTAACTAAAGACTCCAAGGCTCCTTTATACATTCTTGGTGCGCAAGCTACAAATTCAGGATACACTTCTTGAGACGCTGATTGTGGTCTAGCCATATTTTCAGACATTTCCCATTTAAGAATAATATTTGTCCCCATTACCATAACGCCCTCATACCAAACATCAATTGTTTTAGATACTTTTTCAAATCTACCTTCTTCCATCATTTCTTGAGTAGGGTCAAAAGTATCATCTTTTTCAATTAATCTTTCAGCTCCAGAGGCATTTACTTTTTTCTTGTAAGTAAAAGTTTGCGTTGTTTTATAATTAAAAAACAAAACAGTTGCACTATCTCTACTAAACAAACTGTTGTTATAGTATTGAGCTGTATTATTATAATCATACCAACTTTGACTATATTTAGATATTTCTTCCATATCTACTCTTGTCAAACTTGGGTCTATTTTTTTAAGCTCTGTTATAGGTAGTGTTTTAATTTCCCCCCAATAAAAACAATCTTGAAAATGAGGATCTTCTGTGTAGCTGTAAACAACATTAGCAGGATCTACATAATCAATTGATATTCCTGCCCCTGGTAAAAATCTATTTTTACACATAGAAACACCTAAAACAGTTTGATCATAATAAATCTGTTTTTGTATTTCACTATATCGATTGCTTTCTAAAACAGTATTAATAGCTTCTTCTTCAGCTATTTCAATAGATGGTTTGTATTTTAATTGCATGTGAAGAGCTAACTCTTCTGAAGTGTTTGGAATCTCTTCTTCTGAAGTTGCAAAAGTATCTATTCCAAATTGATTTTGAACTTGTTTCATTAAATCTTTAGACAGCATGTCTTTTTCAAGTTGTACTTGATATTTACTTCTTTTATCTAAAGACATTCCATCTTGAGCGTATGCGTTTACTTTAAAAAGCCTATCTGACATTCCATTAACAACAATATCTACAAATTTTGGAATAATAGGAATTGGAGTCCAATCTAAATTTAAATAACTTAAATCCCCATCAATAGCTAATTCATTTTTATATTTTTGAATACTTTGCTCACCTCTTGCATATAGCCTTAGTCTATGGAAATCCGCCCATTGGTTATAAAACCTACTTTGCCCCCCGTCTTTTCTGAACCATTCATATTGAATAGCTTGACCTATTTGCAATCCAAATACAACAGATTTTTTTTCAGAGTCAGAAACAAATTGACTTGGAAATCCTGTTGGATTAATATTTATTTTTACATCTTTCATTTATCTCATGATTTGACTGTAACTTCCTTTATTGTCGTATTTAGCAAAGTTAAGTTTTATTTTTGATTTTTTTTTAACAGGTTGATACAGGCTTTTTTGACAAGCCATTATTGCTAAACCTGAACTAATAGAGGCATCAAATTTAGTTCTATTGTTTATATTAAATCTAGCCCAATCCTCTAAGGTTCTTGTAAAATACATTGACCCCATTGTATCTGACTCCCTAAAGGTACTCAATAAATCTAATCCTACATATTTTTCTATATAAGACTCAATTGCAGCTGCATGAGCCTGTTTAATGTCTTCTGAGCTATTTGGTATTCCTCCAAGTTCTTTTTCTGTTTTAGAAAGTTTATTCCACGACCTATCAGGCCTAGTCATTGAGTACCCCCTATAGCCCCTATTTTTAAAATGATAAAGCAATCTAGGTTTGTTATTTTCTATAAGTATAGGCATTCCGTAAAAAACACAAGCCATTAATATTTCTTCAAAAAATATTTCTGCTGTTTGAGGTCTAGCAACATATTGTAAGAAAAATTCATTTACCGGGCCTTCATCCATATGATACTTAGTTAATCCGTGACACGCTCCATTTGAAGCTCCACCACCGACAGTACCTGATATGTCATAACTATCACAGCCAAAAGCACCCATGTGTTCATTTCCAGGATAAAAAACTCCATTTTTTGTATATCTTTTATTTTGAAGAATTTTATTTGGAGTCCAAGAAATTAAAAACCTCCCTTTATTGTTTGGGCTGAAAATAACCTCTGTATCTTTTATTCCATCTTTCCAAGAAAAAGAACCTTTAGTTAAAAATCTATCTTTTATCAAAGAATCATTATAATCAATTTGCTGATATATTTTTGTAAGATTAAAAAGAGATTGCTTACTTTCATCTCTAAAAGCATGTGACTCTGTTCTAGGAAATTGTCTGTAAAATTCATTTAAAGCATCAGGATCATTTTTTAAACTATCAACCTCAGCTTCCCAATAATCAATAGCTCCCTGTGTTATTAATTCTCCATCAATACCCATTATTGGTGTTTTAGGGGTTCTAAAAACAGGCAGGCCGTATCTATCTATAAACCCTTCCATGTTAAACTCCATAGGAATAAATAAACTATATAATCCACTTTTAGTTTGACCATTTCTATTTCTATTAGAAACTTTTGAATCAAAATATAATTTTTTACCGTTATCTCCACCTTTTTCTAAAGCATTAGCTGTAGAACCCATCATGCATTTACCAATAACTTTACTACCTAAACGAAGACAAGTTTTTGTAACTCTCCAATTGTTTAATATATTATTTGGCTTTTCCCATTTTTTTGATTCATCATGAACTAGTAGTTTTAATTTTTCTCCATCATAACTATTG